CGGTGTTGATGCCCCCGATCCCGCAGGCCCAGTTGCCCTTGAAACGGCCGGTATCGACGGGGCTCTTCTCGATCATCCCGCTTTGCAGCTCCAGCGCGGCGCGGCGCACCACCAGGGCGGCCTTGTCGCCAGCGCGCTCGCAGAGCTTGTTGAGGTTCTCGGCAAAGCCCATGCTCACCTCCGGACGATCATTGTCACCAGCACCGAAGTACCGGCCGGGGCGAGGTTCTCCACACGCATGATGGTGTAGGTCTTGCCCGCCCAGGCGAGCCTTTGCGTGGGCTCGGGGATGGTCAGTCCCACGGCGGACAGGTAGGCCTGCTCGTCAGTCGCCAGCACAGTGGTCCCATCCACCAGTTTCTGATCCACAGGGAACACTACTGCAGTCACGTCCTGCGTCACCGTAGTGGTCACGTAGTCGCCGGTCTCAGGGTCGTACTCGCCGCCCTGCTCAGTGCGCGTGACCTGGCCAGGGGCGCCAAACTCGCGCAGGATCTCTTCGACCGTAGCGGCCATGTCGGCGTAGAAGGTCATGCCGATTCCGCCTTTCTGTCAGGCTCCGGCTTCCAGGTGATGCGCCGCGCCTTCAGCGTACGCCTGCCCTTGGCCAGGGCCTTAATCAGGCGGTGCCGGCCATCAGCGATGTCGCCATTCCAGTCCAGCAAGATAGGGCAGGTCAGGTCTGCGTCCATGCACTTTCGAACATGGACAGCGAGGTCCAGAATCGTCGCGCCCTGCCAAATCACATCGCCAACAACCAGCGCAGCCACGGGCACCTCGAACACCGGCAGATCCTTGGAGTCATCCACAAGGCGGGCTACGGAGTAGTGATGGCCTTCGCGGTCACAGTACCAGTCCTGCAGCGGCTCAGGCTTGCGGAACGTGACTTTGGGCGGCTTGCTCACGCGTCCACCGTCAATGCCACAGGTGGCATGGTGTTGCCCACCACCCACAACGCCAGAGGCTTCCCGGCATTCAAGGAAGCCAGTTCCTCAGCGGTCGGCATCCAATAGCTGACCACGGCGGGCACGCCATCGCACTCAGTCCGGGTGATGGGCAGTGCGCCGCACGGCAGTTCGTTCTGATCCCACCCTTTGGGCGCACCGAGAACAGCGTTATTGGTCGGATGCTGGTGTCGATTCATCTCACGCCCTCACAAGTCGCACCATGCCCGCCATGCCATCGGTCAGGCCGCGAAGCAGGTCATCGAGGATGGCGAAGCGGGTCTGCCCGCCATTCCGCACGTTCGTGTCGTACGCGACGGTGATCGGTCCCACGGTCTTCTCAGTCACCACCGCGGCGGATACATCGGCACTTAGTGCCCCCGACAGCGCACGCAAGGCGGCCTCGCAGCACGCGGCCTTGACGTTCTTGTGCACGGGATCCAGGTACTCGGGCAGGATGCTGTAGCGCGTCAGCAGGTACTGCGTGGCGCGGCGAAGGGCCGCTTCCCTCGCCTCGTCCGCGTCAGTCCAGCCAGCGTGCCCCATGTCGGCGCAGTACGCATTGGCATCCGCCAAGCTCACCAGGCTGTCGTAGCCTTCTGCGGGGGCGACGATCAGGGCCATATTCAGGCCTTCGCGGGGCGGCCGCGCTTCTTGGCTTCGACCAGAACTTCGGGCTTGGTGATACTCAGCGCCCGCAGTTCGTCCGTGGGCCAGGATTCATCGAACTCAACGCCCTTGGCCTGCAGCTCGGCGATCAGGATAGCGCGCTGCTGGGCCTCGGGGAGCTTGCCGTCTGCCGAATCCAGCAACACATGAATTGCCGGGTCGAAGTCTTCCTTGTTCACCAGCACGTATTCGCCCTGGCCTTCGCCCCAAGGCTTCACTTTGATCGTTTCCATGTCAGTCCTTTCAAGGCATGCCGGGGCCGAAGCCCCGGCGAAACATCAGCCCAACAGCAGGCCGATGTGTTCCTTCTTGATGGCGGCGCAGCCCCAGGCCAGTGCGATTTCGTATTGCATCTGGCGATACTGGGCGTACATCGAGACCTCGAAGGACAGGCCCGTGAGGGGGTCGGTGATGACCATGCGGTCCACCGCCGAGTCGCCCTGAGCAGGCAGCGCTGGGGCGCGGGTTGCCAAGGCGATGGCCGAGCGGGCAAAGAACATGTTGCGCGCGCTGGCAGCAGACACGGTGATGTTCGTCGCGGCGGCTGGGATCGCTTTCATCAGGCCGGGAGCCTGAATCGTGATCGAACCACCGTTGGACACATCGGCATCACCGGTCACCACCACGTACTTGTTCGGGTCGCCCGCGAAGCTGATCACGTCGCCAGCCAGGATCGTGCCCGTACCGGCCGAAGCCAGGGTGATGGTGGTGGCGCCCACGGCATAGCCCGCCGCGTTCGTGGTGGCCGATGCACCGGTGCCAGCAGTGAAGCTCTTGACCTGGGCCGACTGGCGCAGCGCGAGGTTTTGCAGGCGGTCGGTAATGCCGTTGCGCAGCATGTCTTCGCGACCGGACTCGTTCACCTTGAACAGCACGGACTGCTTACCGCGCAGGTTCGCCATAGCCGCGGTGCCCAGCACGAGCTGGAAGTCCAGGCCCTGCGCCCCGTTTTCTTCGAGGATGCGCAGCGCACCGGCCGAATCGCTCAAGTCGGCGGCAGTGCCGAACGGAGCAGTGCCGGGCGTGCCGTAGGCGCGGGAGGCGTTGATGTGCAGCGAAGCCAGATCGGATTCCACTTCGTTGACCAGCGTCCGCATGCCCTGCTGGAATTGGTTGGACAGGATAGCGTTGTAGCTGGCGCCGTTGTTGTCCAGGCCCAGCTTTTCCTCACCATTCCAGCGCACCGGCACGCGGCGAGCCTTGGTGATGGTCATGGGCACATTGCCAATGGTCTGGTCTCCGTCATTCGGGGGCGTCACGGCAGGCGTGATGTCCGATGCAGTCGCCGCGGGCACGACAGGCGACATGACCGTCTGGCCCACGGCGGCGCGGGTGTAGGTCATGTCGGAAGTCACGGCAGGGATGAAGCCCACCAGTTCGCGGGAAACCACGTCCAGCGCGTTGTAGAGCGTGGGGATGAGGGAGGTCAGGGTGTTTGCCATGATTGGCCTTTCAGAAATGAAAAAGGCCGCTCATTGCGGCCCATAGTTGGAAGAGGTGGCTTTCAGTCCGTGACGGTCGTTCCCGCCTTTATCGCCGTAGCGCGTGCGGCGGGGTCGAGCGCTTCGAACTGAGCGCGAGCCATGGTTTTCTGCCCGCCAGCGCCATTGCTGCTTCCTGCGCCACCACCAGATGCCCCCGACCCCTTGAGGATCGATGCCTTCTGCGGGTGGCTGTCCACCAGAATTTCCAGCGATTCCTCGAAGTCGGCAGGCTCACCGTGACGAGTGCGGCTGAACATTTGCTGTCCGTTCGCATCCTTCGCGACGATCTTGCCGCCCTCCACCGTGAAGTGCTTGCCGAAGGCCGCCTGCACAAAGTCGGCCGGCATGGCCACCTTGTCGGCAATAAACTTCGACCGTGCGAACGCCCCACCGATCTTCTCGTTGAAAAGGTCGGCCTTGAGCGTGTCACGCTCCTGCACGATGGGCTCGTACTGGGCCTTCACGGACTTGATGGCCTCGTCCTTCACCCGCTCGACTTCTCCGGCGTCAACCAGCTTTTTGTCGTCCAGGTTTTTGACGGTGTTCAGGGCCTTGATCGCCGCAGCGGGATCCGTGATGCCTTCGAATGCCTTGACGGCAGCCTCAGCTTTCTCGGCACGTTGACGATGGCCCATGGCCTCGCCGTTCAGGCGGGATATGGTGGAGACGGTGGCGTCGCCGTCGAAAGGAGCCTCCTTGCCATCAGCACCCACGAATACGGGGAGCTTTTGGCCGTTGACTTCTTGCAGAACGATGGCGCCGTTGGCGTCGAATTTGAATGGCATGGTTGCTGTTTCCTTGGGCATCCGCCCTCAGTACGGGTAGGCCATCCGGCCCGAAGCGCCCTCCCCCATCCGGGTTCAGGCAATGAAAAACCCGCCGCGATTGCTCGGGGCGGGTTGTTGGGTTGGTCGTGCGACCTGAATCGGTTACTTCACAGCCTTCGGCTTCGTGCGCCTCGGCTTGGGTTCCTTCGCCAGCTTCGGCGGGCTTGGCATCATCGGTGTCCAAATACCTTTGCGATGGCAGTCGTAGCACACCCTGTCATCGCAAACCGTGCCTCGGTGGTACTTGCCCTGGCCGTCAATCCATGAGCCGTTGACAACCGTCATGATGGAGCGGCTACCGCACTTGGGGCACTGGATGGTGCCTGGCGGGCGCGGCATGCGCTTGACGCGTTCGATCACCGCCTGCTTGGCGTCTGGTTCAGCGGGAGGGACTATGCGGAGGTCAGGGATCAAAGCGTGATCCACTTGCCAGCCATCTGGTCTCCACGCCCATCGTATTGAGGCGTTTCGTCAGCCTGAATCTGCGGCTTATTTACCGGCTCCGGATCGCCCTGCGAATTGCAACCCGCATACACATGCAGCTCGCGCTCTTCTGCGCTCAGCCTCGATAGCAATGCGATCAGTTCATTGACGGTCATGCCGCCATTCTGCCTACAACCCTGCCCGTTTGAAAGCCGCCGCGTCCTGGTCTCGCAGCTGATCCAGCGTCAGGTAGCGCCCGTTCTGCGAGTACATCCGCTCCAGCGGCAGGTTCCCGTCTCGCATGAGCTTTGCCCGGGTAGGCCCGAGCACTTCATCCTGGCGGGCAGCGGATTGCTTTTTGAGCCAATCCGCGTAGGTTGTCTCGGCTGGCAGTTGGCCGTCCATGCTTGCACGAGTCCTGCCAATAACAACAACCTCTGGAACATCTATCCCTAGCTCTGCATGCGAGCGAAGCACGTAGGTCGCATGGCTGCGGCACCGCCAGTGCAACGCCCCTGGGCCACCCAGCCACGGTAGTGCGTGCCCGATGGGCTTGTGCGCCGTCGTGTATTGTTTCCCATCACGAGCCCGACAGGGCGGGCTTGTTCTGAGGTCAATGGTCGATGACCACACTAGCGCCTTGATCAGGTCCGTGTTCGCCTCGACTGTCTTGTCCTGCGCAAACCGAGCCATGTGGCCCAGTGCGGTGCGGGTCACCGCCTCCGCATCCCTGCGGCTCGCCTCCAGCAGGCCATCTGCGTAGCCCCGCGCCTTGGTCCCGCGCAGCTCTCGGATGATCTGGTCTGTCGTCTTGCCTTCCACGAATCCCGATGCGATGGCCTGGCGGACTTTGCGCATCTTATTGGCGTCCAGTTCCTTCCACACCTCGCGCAGCAGCACACCCTGGAACGGGCGAGACATTGCTGCGGCATAGACAGCATCAGGCGCTACGCCCGCCACATGAACGCCCACAGGGACGTGCGTCGCGAGAACCTGCGCCTGGTAGCTCGTCTCGTAGGCGACGAAAGTGCGCAGCTCCTTGGTGAGTTCGCGCTCGATCTCCGCATAGGCCTGCACGCTCATGGACCTGATGGAGGTCAGCAGCGATTCCAGGCGCTCCATGGAAAACGTCGTGGCGTCCATACTCGCCAGCTTCTCGGCCAGCTCGGCAAGGATGCGCTTGTCGGAGCGGTTGAGCGTGGCGATGATCCTGGCAACGACGTTGTTGCTCAGGCCTTGTAGTGCCACCTGATGGCGGATGGCCTCATCGCGCAGGAGGTCGTTGACGCTCTCCATCACTCATCCCCGATGCTGCCCAGGCTGGGACCTTCCTCCTTCACGGCTTCCAACTCGTCCTCGGGCACAACGTCCGGCGCGATGATGCCCCGACGCTGCTGCTCGCGGATCAGCGTGCGCTTCGTGATGACGCCGCCTTGCTGGAGCTGCAGCAGCAGTGCGGCGGTGGCCTCGCTCAGGCTGGATGCGGCGAAGTCCTTGAACAGCGACGCGCTGCCGCCTTCGGGCAGGTTCAGCCAATCCGCAGTGAACTGCAGCGCCTGGTCGATGGAATCCTCGAAGGTCTCCACGATCCGCTGCAGTTCCGACTTGTTCGCCTCGGCGTCGATTTCTGCCTCGGTGGCAGACCGTTCACCGGGTTGCGCGACCAGCAGCTCTGCTCCAGTCTGGATCATCTGCGCTTCCAGGGCCTCCAGCGACTTTGCTCCGGCATCGATGGCCGCGCCGGTGTGCTCGACGTACATCATCTCCGCGCCCTGGGGCAGCTTCACGGCAGCCGATGCGCCAACGGTGATCGTGGCCTCGTCTGCTCCTATGGTCGCCAGGATCGGAACGCGCGCGACGTGCAGGATGGTGTCCTGATCGCTCTGGCTCTGCCAGTGCTTGACGTTCAGGTGCGCCAGGTCGATCAACGGCGGCTTGCCCATCATGTAGGCTGCGCGCCGGCCGTAGACCGGGACGAACGGGATCACCTGCAGCGTGGTTGTCCCACCGTCGATCCGCTGGTAACCGCCCGTCGTTTCTTCGTACAGTTCCCATGCTCCGGGCGTCAGCACACGGACGCGGTTCACGGCCTTGGTGCCGAACTCGCCGTCGTCAACCTCGGCCGTTTCAGCAAGCCGCAATTGCGTCAATGCGGTGACGCCTGCCACCTTGCCTGTGCGCCAGCCCAGAATCTGCCCGTGCTTGATGTGCACCCAGTACGGGCGAGCGCCCATGGCCTTCTCGTCCGCCTGCGTGCGGGCCTGCCCCTCGGTACGGGTGAAGTCCACCAGAATGCCGCCGAAGCCGAACGACACGGCCTCCTGCATCAGGTCGGCCGCGAAGACGTGAAGGCTCCGGCCTTCGCCGTCAATGTCCTGGCACAGTTCAACGATCCGCTCGGGCGTGTTCTCGCCCAGCGTGACCTGCTTGCTGAAAGGCTTGCCAGCCATCACGCCCACGGTGCGAGAGAACGCAGGGAATAGCGTTGCCGTCGCCAAGCGCTGGTTGTAGCTCGCATCCTCTTCGTTCGGCCACTGGGGCAAGAACGATCTACCCGCCCTGCGCATGGCCGCAGTTCCACCCATCAGCGCATCGATGATGGGCCAGTTGGCCGCCATCTCCTTTACCGCGGTGGATTGCTCGTTTACTGCTGTCATTGGCTACATGCGAAGGGGTTGGACAGTGGCGATACGCTTCACGATAGGGAACCGCTTCACGAGGAAGTAGCCCTGTGCATCGGGCGGATGGTCGTGCCCAGTTGTCTTGTCGGGCTCTCCGCTTGGCGCCCATGCCTGCTGCTCCAGTGCTTCGGTCAGCACCGGGCAGGCATCCGTGTTGATCTTCCAGCGCCGCTCACCCTCAGCGTTAAGGATCATGGCGTTGACTGCGTTCACCCGGTCTTTCACGGCCGGGTTCGCAGGGTTCACGACGATCTGCAACCCTGCACTCTTGAGGATGCTCAGGTCCGACTCGCTCGCGTCTTTGCTGCTCGTGTTGCCGCCGCTGGCGTCGGGGTAGACGACCACCGGGTGGCCATTGTCAAGGTACGTCTCTCGCAGCAGCTTTGCCATAGCGGGCGTGTCCCGCACTTTGCAGTGCTCGGCAAGCGTGAGAGGCAATCCATCGCGCATCACGTTGACCTCGGCCGTCATGTTCAGCACGTTGAAGTCGAGGCCGATGTGCACCGCCTCCTTCTCCCGGATCGTCTCCTGGGTGTGGTTCAAGCGCCGGTCGAAGTCCGGGTACACGTTCCCGCTCGCCAAGTTCACGAACTGGCCGCGCAGGTACGCGGAGATCAGTTGCGGTGGATAGCTCGCCAACAAGCTGGGGATGTAGTCATCCGGCAAGTTCTTGGCGTTCTCATAGGTGCTGGCTTGCACCATGCCGTACAAGGCAGAGAGTGCAGGCTTATCCCTCAGCTCCTTCACGAACTGCTGATAGACGAACTTGAAGCCCTCAGGCGTTGTCGTTACGTCTATGCCATTCGCCAACCCATCGACCTTGAAGCGCATGCGAGCGATGATCTTGCGCCAGGCTGTCGCCGCCTTCTGCGCCTTCATCACGTCCAACTCATCAATCAGCGCCTTGCCGATCTTGAAGCCCACGATGTCGCCGGGCTTTTCCATCGAGCGGCAGAGGATGGTTCCCCTGTATTGCCCGGAGCCGTAGAGGTGCACCTCCTTGTTCGACTCATGGATGTCTGTCGTCAGCCCCCAGTGCTCTGCGACCTCTTCAATGGTCGGATAGAAGATGTCGCGGATTTGGCCGTAGGTCGGCGCGAAGTATCCGCTGGTGACCTTGGGCCATTCCCAGACGTGCCGGCACAGGGCAGAACTCCCCACCCAAGTCTTACCGCTTCCAAAACCAGCAACGAAGGCGCGGTACTTGTGCGGCAGGGCAAGAAAACGCGCTTGCGGTTTATTCAGCTTCGGGCTTAGCTGCATCTTCCACCTGCACCACGACCTTGACAGGCAGGACCGGCGCATCGCTGCTGTCCGGGTCTGGCTTGTCTCGCCACAAATCGGGCCTACGGTTCTTCAACCAGAAGATCATGCTTGTCGGGTCAGGCGGGTAGTGCTCGGTATATTCCTCATGCACCACTACCTTGTCCACCACCATGATCTTCACGGCCTTGTGGCTGTATCCCTTGGCCCGCTGGAACAAGCTATCCGCAATCACGGCATCAGCGTACTGCTTGCCGCGTTTAAGGGACGCAGAAAACTCAACGTGGTCAATCTTCCATTGATTGATCGTTCGCTCTGATACGCCGAGAGCTTCCGCTAGGTCTGCGTCCTTTGCCCCCAGTTTCGCGAACTTCTCTGCCCATTCCGCGTATTCCGGAAGGAACTTCGACGGACGGCCGCCGCCCTTGTTCCCGGCGGCATTCTTGTTTCCTTTAGGCGCCGGCATACGTCGCCCCCTTGCGAATGTTGTCTAGCGCCCAAAGGGGCTGCAAGTTGGATAGCGCCCAACACTCGGCGAACTCACCCGGATCAGTCAGGTCAAACGATGCGCAAGGCCGAATGTGATCAACGTGCCACCGGCCGTAGTTCTGCCATGACATTCCCGGTAGAAACCGGGCTTGCAAATGCGCTCGGAGCGCCTCCACGGAGTAGCCGAGACGCCGAAGCGATAACCCACCAGTCTTACCCTTCAAGGCGGCCCACATTCTGGCCCGAATGGTGTTCGCAAGGCGCTCGTGCTTACTCGTAGCCATTCGGCTACGCTTTGCTGCAGATCTCAAATCCCGCCGCCGCGCGCACTTTCGCTCCCACTGGCGCCGGTCTTCATCGGCAGGCGTAATAGCGACGAAGAACTCTTCACTCCACCACGCCCAATATGCCAATTCCCAGAGACTAACCCCGAAAAAGGCCGCGATCTTCTCATCAGAGAACCCCAACAGGCACAGCTTGCGCGCCTGCTCGGGGAACTCGTCTCGAAATTTGCTTGGCCTGCCACGGCGGGCTGCCGGCTTGGCCTTCGCCGCCGGTTGTGCCATGGCAGACCCCTTACACTGATTTGATGACCGAAGAATTCGACATTGAAGAACTGCGTGCTATCAGGGCAAAGATGCTCGGATACGAGGGCAGATGCGTACAGGTCCTTGACGCAATCAAAGATGGGGCGCAGCTAACCCCGGACGGCCTTGAACGGGCACGGGCCCTCTACACAAGCCTGAAACAGGAAATCAAGGCCGAAGCCGCCGATTCAGTAAAGCGATGGAACACCATGTCCAGGGCCGAAAGCTGCTTTTATGACCAAGCGATCCGGCGGGCATCTATTGCCCTCAAGCCCAAAACCAACTCCAACCCAAAGACGTCAAACTGGGTTGGCGCGCTGATTAACGCCAGAGGCGAGTTCTCGTACTACCTGCACAACCTGAACAAGGCGGCGCAAGAATAGCCTCATCAATCGCCCCTTCGACCCCAACCTGTTGAGCCCCACTGTTCGCTGATCTCCAGCAGCGCCACCCCTGAGCCATCGCCGAAGATTGGCCCGCTCAAGTTCCCGTCTGGAGCGCTCTCGACTCCATTCAGGAGCCCTGCGAATTCAACATACGACCTGGTGATGGCCCTCACAACCCGCTCTTGGGCTCGCTCGATAGCCCGCTCGACAACGCCCATCGCCAGCCCACGAACCATGGCATTGAACTTGCGCGCCTCAATGGCGCATGCCATTTGTGCCTGATGCATCTTCCGGATGCTTCTGATGGATGCCATGGTCACGCCTCGACTGACAGCCCTGCAACGTTCACGACGACCCGAGCAACCATGTTTGTCGTGGTCGATTCGCCGGAATACTGGCCGGCGATCCACTCAATGTCCATGTGCGCCTGCATACCCGTCTCCTTGGCGAAGTCGGACAGCGCCCGGCGCACAGTGCGGCCGAGTTGTTCGGCTTCGCGCGTGAGGTCTTGCTTGATGGTCATGCCCAGGCCTTTGCCACCCAACCACACAACAGGAACACGCCGCACGTCAGCGGCGGCAGTGTGATGCCGCGCACAAATGCCTCACCGACCGATCTGCCCGTCTTGGCATCTTCGGGCGGCATCATGCCCCGGAAGCTCTGCAGTACCAGAGCAATGCCGTAGGCCTGCGCTACACCGATGGCGGGCAGGCCGAAGATGGGGACCGCAAACCAACCCCACAGCACCGATGCGGCAAGGCCCGACCAGAAGGCTCCCCACACCAGCGTCAGGATGATTGCTGCGAAGCCACCGAACACTGCCGCCACAGCTATACCAGCGGTCAGCTCATGCCGCTTTGCAAAGGTGCTCATGGTATTCCTTGGTTGAGTTAAGCGCCTCTTCGGACTCCCACATGGGAGAGGCGGGCCGTTCTCTGTGCGCCAGTCTTGA